AATCATCATAGCCCATCCAAGTAATCTCATATCTTTTCCTGTTTCAGATTGGATTTTTAAACTGAGAACCTTACCAGAACCACGTAGTTTATTCTTTGTTACTATAACACCATCACCATAATCAAAGGAGTCTCCAGCACCACTAGGAATATAATTTCTTAGTAGCCGATAAGCTTGGAATGGTGTTCCCCATTTACCACTATTAGTACTATTAGCCCAATTCCATTGTGACTGTACTAGACATCCAGATTGGTTATCCAGTTCTAGATTATTATTAATAACAGAGAACCCATCCTCTGTTCTGTCAAAATAAAACATGATGTATGGAACTTGTTTTGTTCTCATTATATCACCAGCATATTCATAACCAGTAATTAGATAACTAGAATAGTCTACTCCAACATTATTTTCAGTATACCAATCTTTAAATGCTGTACTAGAAAGACTAGAAAGTGTGTATGATGGACCCTTAAATGTTAGGTATTTATAGTTACTTGTTCTAGGAGTAGAATTATTTGTAGTAATAACTACATTATCTACACCAACAAGTACTTGGTCTGTACCAGCAGCTATATCTAATACTACTTCTGATAATGAGTATCCTGGAATTTGAGTAAATCCACAGACACGAGGCATTAAATACTCAGATACATTAAGATTACTAAAACTATATTTAGAATATGCTTGTATTGATAGATCTAGATTTAATTGTTTATTATAGGTATTTACATAATTAGTCTCAGAATAGGTGTCTGAATCATTATATAACCAACGAATTGTATTCTTAGCTTCATCAAAGAAGCCAGTAGCATTTAGTTTACCTACTGTAGGAATATTATTATATAAAGTTTGTATTGTACCAATAGAAAGATTTTGTGATAATAGTCTCCCAGAGTTTGGGTCAGCAGTTAACAGATGTATTCCTGTTTTAGCCCAATAGAAAATGTTACCTCCAGAGTCTACTACGGTATCTGCATTAGATATACCGACAGTAGATACTTTACTTATCTGGAATGATGTTGCTTTAAATCCTCCAGTATCTCCAAACAATTCCCAAATACCATTCTCTGCAAATATTACTAAAGACTCACGAGTAGCCATTAATTTAATAATTCTATTTGCTTCTGGGATATGTATAGTACCACCATCTGTGTCTAAAAGATCACTTATGTTAGGATCTGTAGGGTCATTTTCTTGGTAACAGTATCCCAGCTTCTCTTTATTACCGGCTGTCTGAGAAAAGAAGATGTACCCTGTATAGTTTGGGGAATATCTATCACCATCAACAATGGAGGATACAACCCCAGAATAAAATACCCTACCTGCATAAGAAGCTACTGTGCTAAGAGCACCCATTTCTCGGTCCTCTAGAAGCCCTGTAGTTGCAGAGTAAAATTCCCTTGTCTCTCCCCTCTTAAAAGCATCTAAGATAATAGAACCTCTAGGGGCTAGAGTATCCCCAAGAGAATTCTTATTCATACTTGTAGCAGAGAATTTTTCAAAGTCTGCAGATGCACTATTCCCAACTTTCCCATAAGTCCATATATCAGAATTACTTGGATAAACCCCTAGAGTTGTTTTTGTACAGTCCACAGCTCCAAGAGCTGTTCCGGGAACAATGCTATATACTGGTATTGGTAGATCTGGATTTCCTCTGTAGTAATCTACTCTAAGTACAACTATAGATGAAGGTGTAGTACAAGTAGAATGGATTCTGGAATTCCATCCCTGATTTACTAAGTTATATTTATGCTTTTCAGTTAAAATCTCTGGTCTAGCAGTTGGAAGTAGATTATCTTCAATCCCTGTAAAATCTCTGATGTTTATTGTAACTACTGTTTGACTTACACTATCAGTTATTGGATCATATTCAAGAATAATAGGAGAAGGTAGTTGTTCAGAAACAATAACAAAATAACTATTGATTACTGTTGTTTGAATAGGTGCTGTAGTAAGACCAGTTAATGTAATAGTATTACCACTATTCATTATATGGGCACTGGGATTTGCTTCTAATAGATTTATAAAGTGTAATACATTACCTGTACGAACTACTCCTAAAACTACATCAGTAGCCCCACCCGGAAAGTACCAGCTATAGGCAGCCACTTTAGATAAAGGCATACTGCTTGATAGTAAACCAGAGTTATTATATTGATAACCTACCTCATAGTCTATGCCTAGTCTACGGGAACGAGACCCATTTAATTCAAGATTAAAATTGTCCTCATCTATAGAGGAATTCTCTGGATATGTTAGGGAGCTTGCTTCTGTGATAAGCCCCTTAATAAAAGAGTTTATCTGTTTTTCAGATACAACTTTAGACATTATTTAGCCTTTACTTTAGCTTCTTTTGACTTTTCTAGATACTTAATAATATCTTTTTCTGCTGCACGTTCTGATGTATAGATACCCAGTAACTCTTCTGGCATCATACCACCGGGAACAAATTTCAATTTAATATGACTTGTTCGTGGTTCAATAAACATCTCTATTTTCTTACCTGCTTCTGTTTCAAATGATTTCATTATGTTTACTTTTGAGGTTTAGGGTTTGGTTTCTTCTTCTTCTTACTTAAACAGACCATATTATTTTCTCCCGTAGTTAGGGTACTGAATACCATTCTGCAGTTTCCAAGCGTCTTGACTCATACGATACCGTTGTGTCTTAGCTACCTGCTCTACTTTAGTGTTTAATGCTTGTTTATTAATACTAAATGCCATAGACTTAGCTTCACTTAGTAAATAGGAGAACATCTGTACTGGTAGATCTGGCACAAAAGTATCACTAAGAGTAAATGGAGTTGCCCTACGACCCCAGCCAGATGTCTTAGATGCCATGATAGTAGTGTCTACAGCAGAGTCAAAAGAGTCAAATATAATATAATTATCATCAAAAGATGTAAAATACTGAGGTGCTTTATCATTCTGAATCAATAATTTAACACCACTAAAGTCGGATACTGATTGTATATTAGTGGAACTAGAATCACGATTATCTAACATCTCTAGAAAGGCTTGGGGTTCTTTATATTTAATCTCTGTAAATCTATCCTTAGTATCAGTAAGAGAACGTGTATTATATTTAACCCATTCAGTATTAACTATTGTATCAGGGATCTTTAGATAGTTAGGTTTGCTTGTATTAGATAATGCGTCAAATGTAAATAGCTCATATAACCAAGAGAAATGTTTACCATCTACAATTGTATTATATGTGGTCTTTACAATCTGAGCAACTTGTAATGATTCAACTGTATCATTAATACTATTGACTGGATCAGAATCCAAGTCATTTAGTATATCCTGTACAATTTCTAACAATGTCATAGAAGCCATAATTATACCTTATGTAAAATAAACCCTGCTTCTACTGGAGTAATAAGAGTATTAGAAGAAGTACCATCACCTGCTACATATATAGATAGCACATCACCAGCAGTAAGATCAGCAAGACCGGTAGCACCAGTATCTAGATAATCTGCACCGGCTGTTATCTTAGAGATAGAAATTGTCCTAGCTATTGGAGTACCATTTACAGCATAACGAAAGAAGTATCTAGTACCTGCTGCCAGAGCTGCTGTCAGAAATACTACCCAAAATGAGATATTATATGTACCTGTCTCTACAATTGTAAATGTACCATCAGTAGCATTTAGAGTTACCCCAGAACTAACTCCTGCTGCCCACTCAGTACCCGGATCTAATCTAGCATAGGCACTTGCAGCAGATAAGGTTTGAGTAGTAACACCAGCATCAATATATAATTCACCATATCGACTTTTATTCTTCCAAGAACCACTGCCTACACCATCAGTTACATATACTTGACCAGCAGCAGCAGTAGAAACACCCTTACTTTCATGCAAATATACTTCAGGTATAGAAGCGTGCTGTACTGACATGATTAAACCCCATTAATAACAACAAAGTTAATTACACCAGCACCAGTGTCAGCAGTAGCAGCATTCAAGTTAGTAAGACGAATACTAAATGAACCTGCGGCTACCGCAGAGACTACAGCAACAGAGGTATCTGCAGTAGCACCAGAAGCTAGATTAGCAACTACTACCGATTTAGCACTTACTTTATCATTAGTAACAACAAAGGTTGCTTCAGCACCAGCAGCCAAAGAGGTAGCATCAGTAGTAATCTGACCAGAGGAAGCATTAATTGTTACCCCAGTAGATCGGTTAGTAAGCTGTGTAACTGTGGATGAAGGGCCAATATTAAGTTGAGCACATTCTACTTCCATACCATTAAAGTCTACTGATTTTTCGTTATTCAAAGCCATTTGTATTTCTCCAATATAAATAAAAAGAAGGGATAGAGGCGAAACCCCTACCCCTTCAAGGACTAACTAATTATAGTTATAGTCTATTAAGCTGCTTTAACTGCATAACGTACCAACAGACGAGCTTTGCCTACTGTAGGTACTGTACCTGTGTACAAGACACGGATAACAGCAGCAGCAGCGGCAGCACCAAGACCAGCAGTACCAGTTACCAGAAGAGCACCACCACCTACCAAGCGATCACCTACTGCATCAATAGCAGTAAGAGCAGAGCCAGCAGCAGTTACCAAGCCATCAGCATCTTGTGCAGTTGTGCCATCAGCAGCATTATATGTACCAATAGTCAAAGCAGTCAAAGCATCAAATGCCGTTTCTACAACAACGTCAGCAGACAAGAATACGGCACCAGCAGGGATAACTACATCCAGACCATTCTTAGCCCAAGCAGCAGCAGCCATACCATTAGCTGCACCACCTGCGCCAGAAGTAGGGGCTTGGAATTCAAGTGATAGTGTTTTAACTACATCATCACCAATATTACCACCATAGACAGAGCTAGTTGTACGTACACCATAAGATGTCTGTACACCACGTTTAGAATCAAGTTCAAAAGCCATTTTATATCTCCTTTAGATTAGTATGTAGTACCACTGGTTAAAATAACACCAAGAGTATCAACACGTTGAGCACCAAGACCAAAACGAGATGTAACTTGGAACTTGTCACCACGACCTTCTGAATCACGCCAGCCTTCAGTTTGTGGTTGACGACGCCATGCGTGCATAATAGGCTTGCAGGTATCATCAGCTACACACATGAAGATGTTAGATACATCCCCAACAGCAGCAGTAGTAGTTGCCAAACCATAAGAAGAAGCATTAATAGCCTCAGTTGCGGTTTTGACAGGTAGGAAGTTCGAGGTATAAATATCAAAGCCAAAGATATTACGTACAAACTTATGGTCACGAGCAAAACCATCTGTGATAATACCTTCAAATTGAGGGTTATTAGATACGTTTACCAAGTTAGTCAGGCTATTAATTGTAGCCTCAACAATAGGGTCAACAATAGCAATACGACCACCAGCAGGGACATTTGCTTTATCAAAAGCCAACTTCATTGCAATAAAGTCAGAGATGGACATTACACGAGTAGTAACACCAGCACCACCACCAATCCAACGATGTGGACGACCGTTTACCAAGTTTACGTTAGCATTTGTTTGAGCCAAATTAGCTACAGACAAGAAACGAGTTTCATGATTTTCACCAAGGGCACGAGTGGATTCCATAGCACGCATAGACATCAATGTATCTACTTGAGAACCATCTTCGCGTAGATCGTCAGACACACGCCAAGCATCACCAACATAGTCAGTGATAGACAGAGTGATTGTGCCTGTATCAATTGGATTAAATACCAGTGGGGTATCTTCAGCAGCATCTTGCAATGTTACTGTACCAACAGTTTTAATATTGAGAGTAGTACCAGAACCAAAGTCTGATACATCACGAGACATACCTTCAGGAAGCAAGTAGTCGTGCAGGTTATCCAAGATAAACTGACTATACTGTTGTGCTTCAATAAAAGCGGTTGTATTACCTGTAAGTTGTGACATTTATATTTCCTTTAATTAAGATTGTTTACCAATTTTTTGACCTGCAACTTTCCATGCAGATAGTAAATCTTTAGTAGAAGCTCCAGGTTTAACTCTAGCAGACAAAGTTGGATCTGCTTTATTAGCCTCAAGAGCCTCAGTATTGATTGTACTTGTAGGTTTAGAAATAACAGGAACTACCTGTTTAGTATTAATTCCTGCCAGTTTTAGTACAACATTAGGAGAAGAGGCAGACAAATGATTAATATCTGCTAGTGATAACCCAGATTCTTGTGCAACCTGAATATACACTGCTTCTGCTTGCTCACCAAACTTAGCAATAAAATTATTCTTAACAGTCTCAGTATTAACCAAAGCTTTAGTCTGGATTTCATTCTGAGAGATAGTTCGTTGAAT